CCGAGAGACGGCACAACACACAACATCCAAAAGTTGAAGACAAACGGTGAACTTCGTCCAAAGCAGTTTAACCCTAACTTCAAGCGCTCCCAGCCAGACACGGAGTGGCCATTTGTTCTTGAAAAGTACATCAAGATCGAAGACAAGTCGCGACGAGTCCAAGGTGTTTCAAAGCGCGCAGAAAACCTTTACAATGTTGTCAACATTAAGGACTGGGATCGTTATGTCAAGGAAAAGAAGGCCGAGGGCCTAAGGGGCGACATTTCCGAGTTCTGGGGTGAGCCAACACCTTCTGGCGAGACCGAGTTCATCGAAAACCACAACCACACCTACGAAATCGATTTCAAGGGTAATGGAAGAACGTCAGTTCACACCGATGCTCTCGGAAACACTCACTATCACGAGATTGTAAATGGGGAAGTCCAGAGGTCAAGGTTAAATGCACAGGACAACGGACACGTTCACAACATTCCCGTCGAAGGCTGGAAGTTTGGTTTGAGAATCTGCTACATGCCGACAAAGGCGTCTCATGGGCCGTTTGTTGAAATGAACAGGGAACTCATAACACAAGAGCAGATCATGAACAACAAGGCTTTCAGTGTAACAGGCAAGGAAGGCAACAATAGAGTCCTAATCCCGATCGCTTCTGCCGAACTTCCAATCCCAGATCAGGAGTTCACCAACTTTGATCCGAACTCTTACGATGTCTACTGCCTCATAGAAGAACTCGTAAAGACCCCAGAGTACAAGACATTATTCAAGTACATTTTCCCCATCCCAAGATACACCTCGCTACTCGCAGTTCACAGCACTATGTCATTCTTTGACGCAATCGGCAATAGTGGCTACCCAAGCGAGGGTGGAGACATGTGGGAAGTTGCCGGTGGAAGAAAAGGCAAGAAGTTTAGAAAGTGGGTTCGTGGACCGCAGGCTTTCAAGGATTCACGACAAAAAGCAAAGATTCTTTTCACAAGTCTTTACGAGTCGGCACAAGCCATCGACTTCGACGCTGGCAACCCAACTGACCCCGTAAGAGGTCCAGATTCTATTAGAGAACTAATTAGACCAAAGGTTAACTTTGAAGACGGCTTACGTTGGTGGGAGAGAGGAAGACTATTGAGTCGCCCGTTCAATAAGGACGGAGAGGAATGCGAATAAAGGAGGAGAATTATGGCAGAGGGACTATCCGTTGCACTACCACTTAGAATAGATCCAATTGACGGTGCTTATGGACTGAACAGGACACTAACCCAGGTAGCCGCACAGAACTTGCGAATGGTTATTCTGACTTCTCCAGGGGAAAGAATAATGTTTCCAGATTTTGGCGTTGGAGTAAGAAGATATTTATTCGAACAAAACACCAGTGCAACTTTAGGGTTGATACGAAGTAGAATAGAACAGCAGGTGTCGACATATCTTCCATACATTAGGATCCTTGATTTAAGCGTTGATAGCCCTGAAGTTGTTGGAGCAGTTGTCGAAACAGATAAGTCAACAGTTCTCATAAGAATTCGTTATTCAGTCCCGTCCGCCAATGTCGTTTCAGACTTAACTATTCCTGTTTCAAGTTAAGTTTTGTACTATTTATAACTGGAGAACCTTTTTATGGCTAAAAGAACATTTCCTATTGACTACACAAGTCGCGACTTTAGTTCTATCCGCGACGATCTCATAAACTACACAAAGAGATATTACCCTGATACTTTCAAGGATTTTAGTGAGGCATCTTTCGGTTCTCTAATGCTTGATACAGTCGCCTACGTCGGCGACATTATGTCTTTTTACCTTGATTATCAGGTAAATGAGTCCTTCCTTGATACTGCATCAGAATACGACAATGTTCTTCGCCTCGCAAGACAGGCGGGCTACAAATTTACAGGACCAAACTCCACAACAGGAATGGTCTCGGTCTATGCAGTAGTTCCGGCAAACTCAGTTGGTCTTGGGCCAAATAATGATTATTTGCCCATCTTAAAGAGAAACACAACCTTCTCTTCCACCTCGGGCGCAAGTTTCATTCTTTTAGAAGACATTCGTTTTGATGAACCTTCTAACGATGTCGTCGCAGCAAACATTGATGATGCAACAGGAAACCCATCAAGTTATGCTGTGAAAGCAATGGGCCAGGTCATTTCAGGCGAGTTTGGTGTAACAAATATTGACATTGGCGCTTTTGAGCGTTTTAAAAAGGTCCGCATAAGTGAACCAAATTTAGTTGAAATCATCAGTGTTTTTGATTCAGAGGGTCACGAATACTTTGAAGTCGAATATCTTTCACAAGATGTGGTCTACAAAGCAGTTCCGAACAGAGACGAAAACACCAGAGACAATGCCCCGTCTTTAATAAGACCTTTCAACGCAACACGTCGCTTTACAGTCACAAAAAATAGAAGAACGACAACCCTACAGTTTGGCTTCGGCTCGGACACAGAGATCGCAACACCTGGCCTTGCTGAGCCGTCAAACGTTGTTCTTCAAAGACAAGCAAAGAACTACGTTACAGACGCGATCTTCGATCCATCTGACCTTGTTGGGTCGGACAAATTGGGCATCGGGCCGGCAAACACAACTCTAACCATCACTTATCGCTTGAACACCTCGAACAACGCCAACGCAGCCATCGGAGCGGTCAACAGGATCACAAACTCTCTTGTTGAGTTCAATAATCCAAGCATAGCAAACAACTCAACAGCAAGAACAGTCGCTGCTTCCTTTGAGTGCTTCAACGAGGAGCCAATCGTCGGCTCTGTAAGGAACCCAAACGTTGAGGAAATAAGACAGCAGGCTTTAAACATCTTTCCAGCCCAGTCCCGCGCCGTCACTTCTACAGACTACGAAGCAATGGTTTACGCAATGCCAGGACACCTTGGGGCGGTAAAGCGCTGCCGTGTCCTAAGAGACCAGGACTCGATCAAACGAAATCTAAACGTCTACGTCATTTCCGAAGACACACAGGGCAAGTTGGTTCAGTCTAACTCCGCTTTGAAAGAAAACCTCAAAATCCATCTCAACCGCTACAGAATGATCAACGACACAGTTGACATCCTTGACGCCAAGATCGTCAACGTCGGCATCGAGTTTGAGGTTGTTGCCTCCGAAGAGATCAACAAGTTCGAAGTCCTTGACAATGCAACAACAGCGCTTATTGCTGCTTTCGGATCAAAGACAATGTTCATCGGCGAGCGTTTCTACATAACGGATGTTTTCACCGCCCTCAACAAAGTAAGAGGCGTGGCAGATACAGCGAAGGTCAAACTAGTTAGCAAGAGGGGAACGAACTACTCTTCTTCGACACTTAACATCGATCAGTTTATGTCCCTCGACGGACGCTACCTTTCAGTCCCCGACAACGTGATCCTTGAGATCAAGTTCCCAAGAATTGACATTAGAGGAACCGTAAGATAATGGCTATCAAAAGATACTACGCTTCAAAAGACAACACAATAACAAACGCCTTTGAAGAAAACCTATCAACTCGTGGGACAGACGCCAACATGGGCGCCGCCGACATCCTTGAGGTTTTCTCTATCTACGGCCAAGCATCTTCTGCCTCTGCTGAAGCGTCAAGGGCTCTAATCAAGTTTGACTGCACAGCCTCCACAAACTCGATCCAAGCAGACAGAACAGCAGGGGTCATTCCGGCAAGCGGCAGTGTCTCTTTTTACCTTCGCCTCTACAACGCCCCACACGGACAAACCTTACCAAAGTCTTACACGATGGATATTTCCGCAGTTTCCGGCTCTTGGACCGAGGGCACAGGTCTTGATATGGAACTCTACAAGGACAAGGGCTCGTCAAACTGGGTTTCATCTTCTGACGGCAACACCTGGACAACAGCCGGCGGCGACTATTTCACCGACACTTCCTCTTCTTTCACCGCTTCTTTTGACGACGGAACAGAGGACATAGAACTCGACATCACAACACTCGTCGAACAATGGCTTGACAGCGCCGGCAACGTTCTCGGATCTAAGGAAGATGAGGGTGTTGGCATCAAGATCTCAAGCGCCTACGAAACCGCAACTCGTTCCTACTACACCAAGAAGTTCTTTGCCCGAGGCACAGAGTTCTTTTTCAAAAAGCCCTGCATCGAGGCTCGCTGGAACTCCTCTGTCCAAGACGATCGAGGCAACTTCTACTATTCCAGTTCACTCGCAACTGCTGCCGAAAATCTACAGACGATCTACCTTTACAACTATTTCAGAGGTCGTCTCCGCAACATCCCAAGCATCGGAACCGGAGCCATTTATGTCAACCTTTATTCAGGTTCAACGGCACCAACTGGCTCAGCCATTACGCTTGTCGCTGACGGAACTTATGTCACATCCGATTCTCCAACCTTCGTAACCGGAGGCTGGGTCTCAACTGGCATTTATTCAGCATCTTTCGCTATGACTGCTGCATCTACGCCACTTGAAACCGTCTTTGATGTTTGGAACGACGGATCTGGAACACAGTTCTACACAGGTTCTTTCGAGCCAACAGTTCTTTCACCTTCTGCGGTTGCTCCGTCAGAAGAATATTTCATCTCAATAACAAATCTGCGCCAGTCCTACCGTAATGATGAAACGGCAAGGTTTAGAATTTACACTCGCCAAAAAGATTGGAACCCAACTATTTACACAAGAGCGGTGGCAACACCCGAAGTTCAAATAGCGGAGAGTGGTTCTTACGAAATTTATAGAGTGGTAGATGACCTCAAGGTCATTCCTTACGGGACAGGCAGCGATAACCAAACAGTAATGTCTTATGACGCCTCTGGTTCATACTTTGACTTAGATATGAGCATGTTTGAAACTGGCTACTCCTATGGAATAAAGCTTTCATTCTATAACCAAGATGTAGGAGCCTGGGTTGAACAGCCCGAAACATTCAAGTTTAAAGTGGAATCAAGGCAGAATAAATAATGAGCATCAGAAAACTTTTTGACTCAAATAAGCCGCAAACGGTCTTAGTTTCTACAAACCTCGAAGAAGAGGTTGTCAAAAACGCCCCGGAACTTGAGTCTGCGGACAATGTTAGAGAGCAGATCAAGCGCATCAACCGCTACATCCCGGCGGTTGACTTCTCCGATCCAGCAAACTTCGTCACTTACGGCTCGGCACAGTCCTATTACGAAGACGCCGTTTCCCGCATTTACCGTGAGTTTCCTTATGACGGCTCCGAGGAAGAAATAACTCGCTTCCACAACGAGTCAAATTACCTCGATCTCTACATTTTTGACAACCGCTACCCACGCACAACCGGTTATGCCATTTTCTCCTCTAACGGCTGGGGCACAGCAGGCTCGGCAGTCAGCGGCTGGGGCTCTTCCTCCGCACCCGAATATATTTCATTCGTAGGTGGCCCACACACCGCTTCTGGGGGCATGCCAGCCGGAACACTACACTACACCTTCACCGGCTCCAACTACTACGACACGGACATTTACGGCACTGACGGCACGCTTGCTCTTGACCGTGTTGGTTCCCGCGAGTCAAACCTAAACTACGATCTTTCCAAGGGCGTCTCCGTTGAGTTCTGGCTAAACAAGGACACTTGGCTTACCGCTTCTACCGAAAAAGAAGTCATTTTTGACCTTTGGAACGGCTCTGTTTCCTCCTCTGCCGGTTATGGTCGCTTCCTCCTCTACGTCACAGGCGCCACTGACGGTGCGGATCCGCTTTACCTTCACCTTGGATCCGGCTCCAACACAGCAGACATTAGCCTACTTTCCAGTGCCTACACAACCGCATCCATCGCTGACGGTGCTTGGCACCATTACGCCGTCACAGTTCAGTCAGGCTCTACGGGGCTCACAACAAAGGCTTACGTCGATGGCACACTAAACAAGACCACGACATCGGCTATTGACTTTGGAGCCGTCACAGGGTCGCTCAAGGCTTTCATAGGGGCATTGCAAACCGCTCCGTCCGGTGCTGCCTTCGCTGGCACAACGATGACCGGCTACGGCAAACTTTCTGGTTCTATTGACGAGTTCCGCTACTGGAAGTCCAAGCGAGACGAGAAAGACATCCAAAACAACTGGTGGACGCAGGTTCGCGGCGGGACAAATGAAGAGATCGCCAACGCAGAACTCGGTGTTTACTACAAGTTCAACGAGGGCATAACCAGCGTCACGGCGACTGACTCCGTTGTCCTCGACTATTCAGGCCGCATCACAAACGGAACCTGGGTTGGCTACCCTGGCTCCTCTGCTCGTTCCACAGGGTCCGCTATTGACTCCTCCACAGCAGTCGTTGCGGACACGGTAGAATACAAAGATCCGATTATTTACTCCACACACCCGGATGTGAGCGCACTTTACGACGAACTTTCTTCGTCCGGTAGCGTCCACGACTATGAAAACCAGGCAAGCATCAAGGACTCTATTCCGTCTTGGATCATCGATCAGGACGAAACACAGGGCTCAAACGAGGTTACGCGCCTCACACAGATCGTTGGTTCCTACTTCGACACACTAAACCTCCAGATCAAGGCACTTCCACACCTAACCGACAACACTTACCTAACTTCCAGCGCCAAGCCAACCCCATTTGCTCGCAACTTGCTTTCCTCCAAGGGCCTTGAAGTCCCAGAGATCTTCGTTGACGCTGACATCCTTGAGCGTTTTGCTAACAGAAGGTCAGACAGAGCCTACGAACTCGATCTAAACGAGGTCAAAAACCTCATTTACCAGAACATCTACAATAACCTTACTTACATCTACAAATCAAAGGGAACGGAAAAGGCGTTTAGAAACCTTATTCGCTGCTATGGCATCGGCGATGAAGTCGTTCAGTTCAACGCTTACGGCAACAACGCAGAGTTCAAGTTCGAGGACACAGACTACTCCACGATCACTCGCAAGAACTTTGTTGATTTCAACCACCCAGATCGTTTTGGTGGCATCGTTTACCAGAGTTCTTCTGCTACAAACTCCGAAACAACTGGCATTACACACGTCACAGGAACAGCCCGCTACCTTCCAAACACAGCCGAAGTAGAGGTTTTCTTCCCAAGAAAGTACGAGTTCAGCAACCCGCAGTATTTCCACACTCCGTTCCTAAGTTCTTCCATTTTTGGACACCACAACTCCCAGGGCGAGACAAACTTTGACTGGCTCACTACTGCTGCTGACGACAAGAACTTCCAACTTTACTTTGTTCGCACCTACCTAAACTCAAGAGATGGCTACTTCCAACTTCGGAACAGAACAGGAACACTAAACCTCACAAGTTCCGTTTACAGCAACGTCTACGACAACCAAAAGTGGAACTTTGCTGTCCGAATCAAACACGAAAAGTACCCTTACTCCAACGGTCTAACTGGTTCAGCGTCAGACACGCATATCCTCGAATGGTACGGCGTCAACACAGAGTTTGGTGTTGTCAAAAATGAGTTTGAAGTCACAGCAAGCGGTCTCGGAAACGAGTATCTTACCAACGATCGCCGCTATTACATCGGTGCAGACCGCACAAACTACTCCGGTTCCGTCGTCACAAACTCGGATGTCAAGGTTACATCCATTCGTCACTGGGCTTCCTACCTTGAAAACGAAGTCATCGTCGAACACGCAAAAGATCCTGCTAATGTCGGAACCAAGTTCCCAAGCAGAAATATCGCTTTCAACGCGGATTCAACAACTGCCGGCGTCGACAACCAGACTATTCCAAACATCGAGTCCCTCGCCATGCATTGGGACTTCGCACAGGTCACAGGAACAGACGCAGGTGGCGCTTTCACCGTTGAAGACGCCTCTTCTGGTTCAGTATCACTATTCTCTCGCTACTCCAACGACGGCAACCTTTCCAGAATTATCAATAGTCAGTACGCTGGCGTTGCCTACTTCCCGGCAGCACTTTCCTCCACAAGCGTCATCGATAAAGAATTCCTACCAACAAACCGTCAGCGTTTGCCCGAGGTCATAAACTCCGCAGATGCTGTCAATGTCCTTTCCAGGGACGATGAACTTTACCCAAGAGACGCTGCGCCTTCACAGATGTTCTTTGCTTTTGAGAAGAGCATGTATGGCATCGTTTCCCAGGAAATGGTTAACTACTTTGGAACGATCGTAGAGTTCAACAACCTCATCGGCGATGTTGTCAACAAGTATCGCGGAGACTACAAGGGTCTTCGCCTCCTTCGCCAACTCTTCTTTGAGAAGATCCAAAACAACCCAGACCTCGACAAGTTCATCGAATACTACAAGTGGATCGACAACTCCCTTGGCATCTTCCTCCAGCAACTCGTCCCCGCTTCTGCCGACGTTTCCGACGAAATTAGAACAGTCGTGGAAGACCACATCCTTTCTCGCTCCAAGTACGACCACAAATACCCGCAACTCGACTACAAGGGCAACGAGCGCTTTGGTGGTGACGAAGCCAAGTTGGAAGCCAGGGTCAAGGGCATCGAAGAACTTACTTACAACTGGGAGTTTGGCCACGCACCACTCAATAACCTACAAAGCACAAGCGGTCGTTGGTGGAAAGAAAGAGCCAAGCGAACCAACACAGCCTTTGGCACGGCAACAGCCATCGACACAGCCCGCCAAGACCTCAACGACATCATCCTAAGTTTTAACTCTGCTTCTGCCGAGGAGTTCAACCAGAGCACCGGCATCGGAAACACCTACTTCGGTTCCACTTACGCCCTACGCAACTTTGCGCAGACAACCAGAACAACGGTTCACCTAGACAAGAAGATCGGCGGTGGCTACAACTACCCACCAGGGCACAGGCCAGACGCGCTATTCTCTATTACAAAGCGTGGAACAGCCGGCGCAGATCTACTAACAGTATCTAAAGGCAACTTCCAAGACCTTGACATTGCTGAAACTGGCGAGCCCATCGTCACCATCAAACGCCGCTTTGACGATCCTCTCGGAACCGACAACCAGAACCAAAACGGCTACTCAACCGGCAAAAACAGCCTACCGGCTGTCCTTTACAGTTCCTCAGCCGGAACAACCGGTTACAGATCCGAGACTACTGGAATCGAGTTTGCCGGCTTCCACAACGACTCTTACGGACCAGAATACGATGTTCCGATGCAGGGTCCGTTCTCCGACGCCCATGTCGGCGGTTACAGGCATCGCCACGAAGATCTTACCGGAGATCCTACTCTAACCTCCTCTACAACCAGAGCCGAGGCTTGGTACAGAAACGGCGCGAACTACTCATCTGCTGACTACAACTTTACAAGACCCTCTGCTTCTCCACAGTACCGCAGAGGCGAAGGTGTCAAGCGCCCACTAAACATCGAAAACATCCAGCACAGGACCGGCTCCAACACGATCCGCATGGGCAACTTCGACAAGCGTTACGAAGTTGTTATGACAAACTCTCGCAGAACAAATAACTCCCAGTTTGTTAAGAACGAGGGCTTCTCTACCGCCTCTGTGACCTCCGATGTTCTCGGCTATGTCGAAGCCCTTGTGGACTATGCAAAGCCCGTCAGAGCACGCACAGAGCACGTCATCGTCAACCGTTTCTCTGCTCCCGGCGGCCCAGAGACTGCTGGTGACGCACAGGGTGGTGCGGGACTTGATTACGTTTCTTCCGAGTTGAGCCCTTACAACAACCTAAACTACAGAAATCTAACGATCCGCCAGCCTCTCCGCACACTCCTTACCGAGCGCTCCGAGCAGTTTGGTCTTCGTTCTGGTTCAGCGGTTTCAGCCCTGGACTACACAAACGTCACGGCAAGTTTCCACAAAATCAACAGAAACGGCATAAAGCAGTTGGAGTCAAGTTCTGCCGGCGGCATTGTGACTTCTTCGGTGTTCGACAACTACTATGTCCAGCACATGATCCCGCAGTCCGACTTCCAATACACTTGGATCACAGCGTCTTATGTCTCCACAGTCGGCGACATCTACGGCTACCTTCCTTACGACGGCTTGGCATCCTCCTCAACGGGGCTCATTAGCGCAATCAACTTTGTTAGTGGTAGTGAGATCACTATTGCTGGGAGTTTTGTTGATTTTGTCAATACCAACACAATAATTGTCGATCCAATAAATACCTCTGATTTTACAACAGGCTATTCACTTCCTACTGATGTTGATGAATATGTTCCTGGGACATCGCTCGGAGCCCAGCGGAGTAAAGTCTTGAATGGACTTGTTGCTCACCGTGGAGGAGTATACGGCTACAACACTTGGAAGCAACAGAGGGTTGGCGAAGGCAGGCTCCCACGCTACTTCCGCGAAAACAACATCTACACCCACACGCCAAAGGTCGGTGAACCAATAACAGTGACGACTCCTGGCGGAACAACAACGGTTCCAGTCAGAAATAGAGCAACCTTGGCTGTCACACAGTCCTCTGTCGACGTTGCATTTAGGCCACTTTCCTACAAACTCGTCGTCAAAACGGGCGAAAACGACAGAGGCGAAGACATAAACTCGATCGCAGTTGTCAAAGCAAGTTTCGGAAACAACCTTGCGTTCTTCGAAGACTCCGACTTCAACGAGGCGATCGGGGCACAAATAGATTTCAGAGACACGCCTTACAGAACTCTCCTAAACCTCTACGGCAGAAAGAACAACCAAAACTCTTCACTTCCGATCAAGCGTCTTTCAGAACTCCGCTACTCAGAAGTTGTTTACCCATCCAGGGCAAACATCTACAGAGACATCATCCGAGGTAGAACAAGTTTTGAAAACAACTTCTGGCGTGATGCTCGTGCAGATCGTGTTACCAAGGGTGAGGCGAAGAAGCCAACAAACGTTGCGCAAGTTACAGTAAGCCAAAGCGCATGGGCATTAGATGCGCACATCAATTTTGTTTCTATTGCAGACACAGTTTTTTCTGGCGGTTTAGCAAGAAACAACGAAGACGGTTACAAGCCAGGAGAATTGCAAAACCTTTATGTGCACTTCCACGCAGGCACTTCTTCAAACGCTCAGCCAGGCTTGCTTTATTCCAGAAAACAGATCTATCCCTTAACTAGTGCTGTGGCCCCTGTGTGGGGTATGGAGATTCCAGAGATTGCAGCGTCATCAGATCCAAACCTTTTGCAGCCGAAATCAATGTTCCGTGGTGAAGCCCTCTGGGAAGCTGCTGCACAAGCCGGTGCTTACGAAGGAACGTCAAGCACATTCGTTTCTTCCGCAGCCAACCCGTTCTACGACGACTACGAGGCTTACTTTGCCGACATCAGAAGCAAGGGCAAGGACTACTCCATCATTCCAGAGTTCAGGATCTCCGAGCACATTGACTTCTACGATGCAAACTCCGACGACTTCCTCAAAGAAAACCAGAAACTATTCTCCATTTTCGGAACACCAACCGCTTCAACAGTTCCGCAGAACAGTTCAGAGGCTGACTTCTTCAAGGTCTTTACAAACTCAGACTTTATGAAGCATTTTGAACTCATAAAGAACGACCACGAAAGAATCGCAGATCCACACGCCATCACCTTGAAGTGCAAGGCAATCAAGAAGTTTGTTCCTTACGACGGCTTCTACCCTGCTGAAAGAACAACGGAGATGGTAGAACAGTTTATTCAAGATTATTCTGGTTCTGTAAATAAGATCAGCGGCGAAAACTTAGGAGAGGATGCTTCATTGAGAACGGTCTTAAAGCCGCTCTTTGCACCGGGCATTCTTTACAACACTATCAAGTCAGGAATCGCTGTTGATTATCCAATTTTGCAACAAGGGTTAACCCAACAGATCGGCACTAATACTCCAAAAAGAGGAGTGACTTATGATGCAACTTCATTCACTGCACAGGTTAATGAATTTATCACATCTGCCTCTTTCGCCATTATGTCAAGCACAAAACCAGAAAGTAGAAATGCCGTTTCTAGAGTAGTCGACCACTCAAGAGGCTGGGATAAGAGAATCCCATTCGAAGCAATAATTGATCCAGACAACTACCTTGCAAGCGTAAGAGTTGCTGATGACGAACCAAGCAACTGGGCAAGAATAAGAAGTGTCGTGTCATTTGACGGAACTGGCGGTTCAAAATACAAAAAGATGATTAACAACTTCTTTGCTGAGAGTGTAAATTTCTTCTTACCAAACGGACAACTTACAACATTAGAGTCTCTACCGCAAAGAGAGTTCAAAACAGTGACTCCTGGAGTGCCATACGGAATGAGAATCAAGATGTGGCGCTCTATGGACCAGCCACGCCTATTCAGTGGTTCTTGGGGTGATTTTGAGGTTCCACAGAACACTCCAGAGTCTGGTTCTACCGAGTCAAGAGCAGCAAGAGAAACCTTCACGATGTATAGTCGACCAGGCGCATTTGGTGTTCCGTTGGCGCTCTATGCGAGCGGTAACCACAACTTATGGCCTGGTGCAGACACGGTTCCAGGCACAAAATATGACTTCTCACCAGCAAATGGAATTTATGGATCACACACACCGCCTTATTATGACGGTGAATGTTGGTTTGACATTATTTTCTGGCCCCGGGGCGTAGAAACAGCACTAGAGCCCTCTCCACCACAAGTCTTCCAGTTTAAGGCAGATGAAACTGGTGAACAATACAGACCAACTCTAGATGAGATATTCGCTTCTCCACACGAATCAATTTTTTATGTCAGCGGAACTCAAAACAACAATGTCCCACTCGCCGGCTCTTTTACAAGAAAATGGCGATATGATCAGGAAGCTCTTAAAAACATCGCTGGCTCTTCTTACCACGTCAAGTCTTTCACAGGCGGCGCCGCGACGGTTCCATACGTTGGGCCAGCCTCTGGCCCGTTTATGAACGAGTGGGCAATGCAGCTTGATTCTTGCCTCAACATTTTCCGTAAGAATGCACGAGGAAACAAGTGGTCTATTCAGACAAAATTTGAGACACCAATGCTCAACTTTAATCACGTCAGTACGGGAAGTAACACGTTGACCGTAACCGATGATGCCGATGCGAATTCTTGTATCCCAAGAGGTATGTGGCACCAGTTTGGTCGCCTACCACTTGACGGCGAGGGTGTTTATCTACAAATTACTGACATTCCGACGCAATGGCTTGAAACTCACCCAAGCGCTACGCTAGTTCCCGATCTGGCTGGAACTATTTCTTCACTAAATAAGAGCCCTTATGTGAACAATGAGTCTGATGTCGCAACATATTTCAACGGCTATACTCTTCCGATCGGAACAGTTTCAGATGATGGTTCGTCTACTAGTTACATTAGACCAGAAGTCCAATCTCTTGTAGACATCTGCGGCTTTAGCACCGATCCGGTTAGAATTGGTGAGATTCGCGATCGCAAGTTCCTGAGAGAAGCTGTTGTAGCCGTTCCATTCAAGATCGTTGACGGAGAAAGAAAATTCTACAGAACATTTGATCCGAGACGACCAGAATCACGCATTTCCGGCAAGAGTTACAGAAACCTTGTTGATGCGATGCAAAGATATGTTTTCCCACCGACATTCGACTTCGTAAACAACCCAGAAGTCACACCGGTCTCAATGTATGTCTTTGAGTTCAAACACGAACTTACAAAGGACGATCTTTCCAAGATCTGGCAGAACGTCACGCCAAACATTGGCACAGAAGCACAGGCTTCTTTCGCAACAATAAGCCACGAACTTCTCGCAAACGAACTGCTTGGAGATATTGAAGAGGCCAATGCAGCAACCGCTGCAAACATTCCTTACGACGATATGGATAACCAGATCCAGTGGATGGTTTTCAAGGTCAAGCAAAGAGCCCGCAGCGACTATTTTGAGGATGTTGAGAACAAGGGCCGCTCAATGCCGTTCTACACCTACAACTGGCCTTACGACTTCTGCTCCCTTGTTGAACTTGCACAACTTGAAGTTTCCATGGACTTCAAGAAAATCCCAGACACAAGAAAGGTTCGCGCCAAGCGCGTCGATCTACCTGACGAGTTGGCTCTCCTTGACAGAGGCGCAGGAGCAGGCCGCGAAGGTACATTTGTTGGAGATGTAAGTGTATTCGCAGAAACAAGTCTTCGTCCAGACCTTGAAGGTACTGGTCGTTCTACCGCAACCTTCAACCAGGGCGGCGATGTTGTTGAACGAGGAGGCCCAACAATTCTCGGACCAGGAGGCGTTGTGGACGCTGAAACTGCTGCCTCACAAACCGCCGGCGGGATTATGGATACTCTAGAAGGTGGCCGTTCTGGAATAGCAGGAGTTAGAAACGACACAGTTGGAGGACCACAAGGTCAAGCACCCGGCACAAACAACCTTGGTGGCATAGGCGACCAGGACATAGACGGATAAAGGACTAAAAAATGAAGTTTTTTGACTCAAAAGAAGAAGTTTTAGATGTCCAAATAACCAAGTATGGTCGTCATATGCTCTCACAGGGCAGGTGGAAGCCGACCTACTATGCGTTTTTTGACGAAGGCGTTATGTATGACGCAAACTATGCCGGCATTACAACCGAAAATAAGAACTCCGCAGAGTCAAGAATCCAAGAGGACACTCCTTACCTAACCACGCAAACCAACTTTACGGGCCGTGAAGAATATTTGTTTGATGGTGTGGGCGATATCCAAGACAGGATGAGACTCGGTGTTTATGAAAAACTAAATGTTATGCCACAAAGCCTCGGCACAACAACGCTCGAATCAACAAAGACACCCGCCTACAAGATCCGCTTCCTTGAAGGCAGGATCCAGAACCTTGAAAACTCCCTAACCGGCAATGTTCGCACGGCAAATACAGGTTCATCCACAATAACCAACTATTCCCAGCAACTTCTCAACATCCCACAGATCGATCTTGACGTTGAGTTCAAGATCTCCACAGAGGAAGTCGGCTCAACTCCAAAGTTTGAGTTCGATCCAGCACTGACACAGGGCAGGACTTACCCAGACAACTACCAAGTTTTCGTTGGACCGGATCAACTTCTTTTCATCATCGAAGAAGAGAACGCCTCTTTTGACCACGAGAACTTTGAGATCGAGATCTTCGAAATAAAAGACGAAACTGGCAACCTCGGCGAGCCAGTCCTCGAACAACTTTCTTTCATCAAGCCAGTTCAGACAGTTGTTGACAACAAACTTATTGACGAAAGAAGAGCACAAATAATGGCAGGTCGTCCAAATGGTCAACTTCCAGAACTGGATCCTACTTACGTTGAATATTTCTTTGATGTCAATGTCGATTCCGAGATCGATCAAAACATCATTTGTCGCTCTCTCAAGAAGGTCAAGTCCAAAGACCTATTCAACGACATTGAGGTTAACTGCCCAGACCTTAGAACAGTTATTAACACGAACATTTACGGCACCGATGCTCTATCCGATAACTGTCCAGATTATTAGAAAGAAACTATTTACACCATAGGACACTAATCGATGGCAACAAGAGTAGATTTTTCAAGCGTATTTGACACTGTTCTCCCAAATGTTTACATTAGGAACGTGTCGCTTGCACACGCAAGTTTGGCCGATCCAAGGCGAGGTGTCGAATACGACGACGATCAAAACTACGTCTTCGAAAAGAACGAGTTTGGTAAAAGGTTTTTTCCAAACTTGCCTCCACAAGATGTCCAACTCATAGCAGAGGGCAAGTTTTTAGAAGTCAAGGCACAGATCGTCATCAAGGACTACTACCGAGACAACCAGAAGAGCCTATGGTTTGAAAATGACGAGGTTCTAAACCTTCTAAAACTCCGCGTCCTCCTAAGCACCAAGGCACAACTAACAGACGATCTTCGAAATAGAGGTCTTACAGAGAAAAACATTGAAGACTCAAAGGCAGAAGGCGGCCTAAAAGAGCAGATCATCTCACTCAAAAAAGTCCATAAAACAAGCCTTATGGACTTTCAGAAGCAAGAAATAGACGGGAGAACGGTTTACACTCTTACTTACGATGTTTCTTTTAAGGTTTACCGTCCAAACCCAAGACATGTTGCTATGTTCGCAGGAACCTTTATGGATCTGAACGAATATGCCAGAACAAGAGAATCACTAGCACAGTCAAGGAGACGTTTCCTTTATGGCAACTTCGCTGGTCAACTGCTCGTAAATAAAGGCGAACGTCCACTAAACTCAAATGTTTTCATCCAACCTGACGGAAAAGCCTGGGCTGGACCGGTTCACTTCCAACAAGAAACAAACTCTTTTATGGCCGGTGCTTTCCACAGCAGTCAGCCACATCCCCGCCTCGAAAGAAAGGTTATTGGGAACACAACAACGCTTGACTACCGCCTCCTAGACGGAGCAGAGGAAGCAACAACCCTCCTCCGACCCTACACACCACGCAGTCGTCGAAGAAGAAAGGCTATGTCGAGGCAAGAAGACTTCAAAAAGATTATGAAGTCCGCTTACATTTCAGAGCCAGAATACTCAACAAACCGTTTGGGCGAAGTCTTTATGACTTTCCACATAAACTTTGACAAGATCATAAAAGAAAAGACACAGTTTGGCGCCATTGCAGTCAAAGCAGATCCAGATGCTCTAAATGATATTCGAGGTCTAACTGAAATAAAAACAGTCAAGGTTTACAGAAACAGGGTAAAGAAAGGTTTCATACCAGGAACGTCAAACCTTGTGGATTTTGAAGACAGAACAGAGCTTATTGCCGAAGCCACAGGCGCACAACTAGACGACGGTTTGAGTGTTCCGCTTGAAAAAACAGTCAACTCTTACGACGAAGAAGCAAGAAAGATCACAGTCGGCCAAATAAGAGAAATAGACTTGCAGTATCGAGGCGCAGTCGGCATTAGAACCTTTGGCGTTTCGGATCTCGAAATGGACAGAAAGACAGACGGCCTCTATTCTTATTCAGTTGAGTTTGAGATGGTCGATGGAACAAAGGTCTTTGCGGTGCAAGAGTTGGACAAACTCATCCAGGCCAAGAACCTAATGATCGAATACCGCGATATGGCCTCCAAACCAGACAACACCGACGAAGAGACTGGTCTATTCACAGACGCTTTCCGCACCAGGGTCAACGAACTTTATGATGAACTCGCCCCAAGGGAAGCAACTGGCAGAAACAGAAGGGAACGACGCCAGGCAATCCGCCAGAGTTTCGTCAACCTTCCTTGGAATAATGCTGTCGCGGCCTACATTGATGTTCTAGGCAACGCAACGGCTTTCAGCAACAGGAACATCGCCGGCCTCTCAACTCTTCTCTATTCGCTTGTCAGGCCCGACACGGGAAGTGTCGAAGGCATCAACACAGTGATCGGTCTAATGGAAGCACTCGAAGCAAAAATGTCGAGCGCTCTTGGAAGAAAGGCTGTCCTTGTCAATGAGGTTGATTACGGCGACAGAACCAGGGCTTACAAAGGAAAACTGCCACAGAGAGATCTATTCATAGAAAAAAGGTTCCAAAAGATTTTCAACAGCAATGTTCAAAAAGATGTTGGTTTTGACTTCCTTGGAGACCTTGGATCCCGAGAGAACGCGGGACACCTCGAAATAACTGTCCAAGATATAAGAGGTCGTTTCGCAGACGAGAACAGAAAGTATTTCATCACCTCAGGTCTTGGTGGTGACTCACTCTTGCCAGAGGGACTAACCAAGGGTTTAGATCTGGAACCAAACTTCTTCTCTTTCCTAACACCAGCAAGAGCAAGGATGGGCAAGGGCGTCTCTCTTTCCACTCTACAAAAAGGAAACTCCATTTTAGACAAGGGCCAGTTTGACGTTATTTCTACAACTCGTCTCGCGATGAACCCACGAGCAGCAGCACCGAACAAAAAACTTAACACACCAGCAGATCCGAGCAGCAACATAGGGGAACTCATGCCGCCTGTGAACTTCTCGGTTGGTTTCAACCCCACGCTTTCAAACTTGTCAGAGGAAGACTACACTATTTCCACAGCGATGTCTCCCATTATGGCTGCTGCCGGCATCTCTATTACGACACCTACTTTGGCAAATGCAGAGAGGCTTTCTTTCACTGCTCTAGACGGCCAGACAGAAGAAAAAGAAGATGGTGTTGATCCCAAGGAGATTCTAGGCGACAACACGAACTTCTCCATTGACCCCTTGCCCAAGAAGGATGTGGACGAAGAGGAAAATCTAACACCAGAACCAAAGCAGCAGTTCAACGAACTTGAAAAGATCTTTGTTGGTGCGATGGTCGATTCGGAAGACAGCCTTTTTGATGGCAAGAAGCGGGCAACTATTGAAAAAATCTCAAACCCAAGAAGGATCTTCTCCAAGGATTTAGAAGTGGATGATGATTCTACTGCAAAGCAGGCAAGATTCTACAACGGACTTCCAAACCAAATCAAGTCACTTTTCCTAACACAGACACCATTGGCGAGAGTTAACTGGGTAGAAAGATACAGACAAACGGGTGAAGATATTCTAACAAGCCCCTCTTTGGCCAACTTCCTCTATTACAACTACAAGCACATAAACCGCATAGAAGTTCTTGTAGGTTTTGAAAAGGACGATCGAGGCGAACTACAAATCTCCAGACCAAAATATGAAAGACTAACAAGAAGACTTCTACAAGCATCACGGACTTTTGCAAGACCTTTATTGTGTCGTATGACACCATATTCTAATGCGAGGCTTGGGATGAGAAAGAGCAAGAAGTTGAGTATGACGGAGTATGATGAAAACTTTGTCATCATCCCAGACACCTCGCCGACTACAAACGTCGATGAAATCGCAGCAGAGACAGAGGCAGAAATAGAAGACTTTATTACGGAACTTCTTCCAGAAGATCCGACAACAACAGAACAGGGCGACGAACTATTTAGAAGTGTCCTTGTCGATCGTTTGACTGAATATTCAGAACTAAACTCAACAGGCAAGCGCTCCCTGAAGGTCGAGGTCGATAGAAGAATAATGATGGACGAGATCCCACCAGAGTTCCAAACAAACCTAGTTGTCTACCAGCCAAGAAACGTCACAAGAATCGGAACAAGTTTTGGTGATGATGGACAACCAAGAAGAACAGTCGTGGAAAGCAACGCAAGAGCGGCCTTGCAGCGCAGAGCAACAGGCACACCAGCAAGAACACAGACAGCACGAACCACGAGAACACCAAGTACAGGCGGAACTAGCGGAGGCGGTTACTGATGTCGACAAAGAAGATCACTATTGTCAACGAAGAACTTTTAGCAAGAGACGCAAGTTCAGATTTAGTTCGCGACCTTCACGCAGGACGTTGGGGAGTTTTTACAGGTGAAGGCATCAAGTATTCCCCAATAACAGACACTGACATCAAAATAGAAACTACGATCCTACCTCCATCAAGAGGACCAATAGACGACAGGCCGATTTCTCCAGGTACTTACCAAGCCTTACGAAAGCATACAGAAATGGTTGAGTTGGTTCAGAACTTACCATTGGACGAAAGAAGAACACCAGAGGACAATGCAAACTGGATCAGCCAAGTCGAGGGCCTTGTAGACATTGGCGTCCCCCATTATGACTTTGCAACCACAATGATCACAGAGCCAGTCGAAGAAGAAACCCAAAACTCAACAACTGACGAAGGCTCCCTAAAGCAAGGCGCAACTTTCCACTACAACTTCTTTGATAGAGAGTATGAAGACGAACTTGCAACGATCACGCAGCACTATTTCATACCAAACGTCTACCAAGATGTAGACCGCTTGGAAGCCAGAACAGAGCCAGGGGAAGAACCAGAATACGCCCTCCGTGCCCCGTTCAAGAGAAAACTAATAAGAAACAGACGACGCCCCGTCCAAAGTCTTTCAACAGTCAATCAAATAGTTCCAGCCGAGAACGGTGGAAAGTTTAGAGATTATTCACCAGATTTCTACCCAATGCACGCCCAAGTGGTCGTAAACACAAAGAGCGTCGGAGGCCGAAAGATTTCTTTGGCCCTCAAAGACTGTGCTGCCGAGATCAACCTAACAAGAGACCTTGAAGGCGTTGCAACCCCAGGTGCTCCAAGTTCTATTGCGAGAGAAAACATAACACTCTCAAGCACGATCATCAATGCCGATGGTGTCAGAGAAACCTTTTCTGAAGACATCGATGCAATAAAGACTGTTAACCTTGCACTATGGGGAGACGAAGACGCTCCTGGTTGGGTCAACGCAAATCCGGTTCCACCAGAGTTTTCATTCATTGGACCAGAAACCTACTCCTCAGCACAGTCATTATTTGGCTTGCCGTCTCTATTGGGCGCAAATGTTGCTCACCTTTACGATCGCCTAAGTGAGATCGCAACAGAGCACGGCAGAACGATGCAAGACATTATGAATGGTGTTCCTGCCTATTCAGAAACTGTCTTGTTCAAGGTCGAAAAGTTCCTCGGCCCAGTTAGTTCTATCACGACTTCCACACCAATAAAGACGTTCCATTTCTCAAACGCTGGCAGTATTGACATTGATAAGATTGAAAAAAGAATAAAAGTTGTTGACACGCAGGTCAAGTACGGCGAAACCTATTCTTATGTTGTTACGGCTTATCAGGCAGTTGTTGGATCAGCGTATCAATACGCCAACCTTACTATTTTAGAAGAGTCGCGCCCAAGAAGAGCATCGGTCACGACAGCGATTGAGACCATAATAAAACTTGTTGAAATCCCTCTTTATGTCTCTACTGGCGCGATTTACGATTACCCACCACTTGCCCCACAGGTCGAGTTCCTACCACTAATCGGATCTCCAAGAAAGTTAAAACTACACTTCCAAATGTCTTCTGGTTTTGAGGACCAAGTTCCAATAGCACTTAACCAAGCAGATCAGGATATTTTTGATCAAATGGCGATCAACCAAGGGCGAACAGTTGGAGGTCCATTGACATTTGGTTCAGACAATGCACCGGTCGCTTATGAGATCTACAGGGTAAACGAACCACCAGTTAGTTATGATGACTTCAATCGCAGAAGAATAGCCAGAGTCTCCACTCTTTCAAGCGATGCAAAAACGACAAGACAAGCATCCTCTGCTGCCTTTGTTTTAAACCAGGCTTTAAACCGCAAGTTCTACTACATGTTCAGAACTGTTGATTACCACGGCGGACTCTCAAACCCAAGCCCGGTTTTTGAAATCGAACTCCTTGGAGATACAGGAGTTAGTTTCCCAGTTATTCGTGAATATGAGTTTGGGCAAATAAGCCCCAAAACAGAGACAAAGATGGCAAGAAAGTTCGTTCAAATAACACCTCGAATCACACAAGCCATCGTAAACGAAGAGATTTCAGGACTACTTAATCCAGACGGAACTCTTGGAAACGCAAGAAATAACAGAGAGATCGTTCTTGGAGTAGAAGACGAAGCTTTATTCGGGCAGGATGCCTCTACATCACACGCGATTCGCAGAGGCAAGAGATTCAAAATAAGATTTACCTCGAAGACGACAGGAAAGAAAGTCGATTTGAACGTTTCTTTCAAAACAAAACGAGTTCGAGGCGAGACAGAATAGCATAAAACATTTTCATTACACTATTTATTAGTGAAACCTTCAGGAGACAACGAATGGGATTCCTAGATAATTCAGGCGACATTATCTTAGACGCTGTTTTAACCGACACTGGTCGTATGAGATTAGCAAAGGGCGACGGAAGTTTTAAGATTGTAAAGTTTGCCCTTGGCGATGACGAGATCAACTACGAGATCTACAACAAGAACGATAGTAGAGGCTCGGCCTACTACGACCTAGAGGTGCTACAGACACCAGTCCTAGAGGCGTTCACCGATAACGCTGCTTCTATGAAGTCAAAGTTAATCTCTATTCCAAGAAACAACCTACTTTACCTTCCGATCGTCAAACTAAACACAACATTTGACTCTTCTACCGCGAAGCATTCTTCAGGCGACTTTCTCATTGCAGTCGATACTGAGACCGAGGATGAATTGTTCACAGATGCTTCTGGTGTCTCTATCGACGGCGTTCTCATGGGTGAGACACCAACCCGCTCTGGCAACCGCATTCGCCTCGACCAAGGACTAGACACAACTGAGATTTCGCCTGCTCGTGCTCTAGACCCGCTTCTACTTGAGACACAGTACGCCATCGAAATCGACAACCGTCTTGGAAGCATCGTTGAACAAACAGATGGTGTTAAAGCTTCTGTCTCCTTTGTTGATGATGATTCAATCGCCACCTACTACCTCTCAAGGGGCACAGACAACGAGTTCGTAATGGATATTCAGGACACCAGCGAAAACACTTCTGCTGGTTCTATCAAGGGTCCGAGAGGTACAAAGCTTGTCTTCAAGGTTCAGTCTTCACTTGAATTAAACACAAGTGATTATCTTTTTGATACCATAGGAACAACAGATTCCACAATTGCAAGTAAGTCTGGTGTTGCGGGGACAGTAAGCTTTAAAACAATCAAGTCCACTATTCGCGTAACCGGCGTGAATACTGGTTATCGTATCGACATTCCGGTCAAGTTCGTCAAGAAAGTATAAAGGATAGGATAACATAATGGCTACAACATTTAAGAATTTCTTAAGCAACGACCTAGCAAACACGAGAACGCTTCTCCACGAGGCTATCCCGATCACTGGTTCTATCGTTTCTGGAACTTACGCAAGCGACGGAAACATCAAGACCTACGGTCACGGTATGTTCAAGAGTGTCTACGACTACCCTTACCTATCCTCTTCTGCTAACCACATCTTCGACATCACCGCTGGATACGCCAACGCCTCTGCCCTTTCTGGCGCAAGCAACACGCAGAACGCCAAGAAGATCAATCTTTACAACCAGATGGCCCAGTATCTTGTCGGATACGACGACACAGGCAGCATCAAGCAGTTCACAATGCCAACAGACGGCACCGTAATGAATGACTGCTTCTTCGTCCCATTCGCCCGCCTTCTCTCCAAGGACGAGATCAAGAAGGGCTCTGTAACACTTGAGTTTGGCCTTTCTGCTTCCTATTCACAAGATGGGACAGCATTTGACAAGAGAGCCAAACTAATTGACTATTCCGGCTCCGATGGCTACTATGTTGATTCTCCTGCTGGCGAGTACGGTGTCCTTTATGGAACTTCTTCAGCCCTCGGCGGAGGCGCCGCGAGCTTCTTCGACGGAGAGACTCTAGGAAATGCTGCCACAATGCCAGCCATTGGCCTCATTTACTACCAGGCCGGAATCGCTGTTATTTCCAGTTCCCTATTCAACGACACGGCTGACGGTGGTGCTCTTAAGGCCGGTCTTGGAACTCTTGAGCTTGGTTCCGGTTTTGGACCATCCGGCTTCAATGCCATCACAGGCTCAACGCTTGACAACTTCTCTGCCGGCATTCTAAACCGAGTTTACAACGTTTCATTCAACAACACGACCGAGCTAAACTCAACTATCTACTTCTGCCGCGCAAGCCACAGCGACTTCAACTACAGTTCCAACCCGACTTACCTAAGTGGAAGCAAGATCCGCGTCAAGACTCGTTCAGAAGACGCCCCTGTTTCTTACATTACGACGGTTGGTCTTTATTCCGCAGACAACGAACTTCTTGCTGTCGCCAAACTTTCCGAGCCGCTTCGCAAAGATCCGACAAACGAGATTACACTTCGCGTAAGGCTAGACTACTAAGGGGGTGCTACGATGCCTCTCTACAAGTTTGGGGCGGGTGATGTTTTTTACAACCAGATAAAGGCACACCCAAGTAGTTCCTTCTTCGTTTACAACGGCAAGATCTATTACAACGACAAGGCAACGGAACCCGGCGCTAATGTAAGCAATGTCGGCGGTGTTCCAACTGGCCACGTCAGTCTTTATGAAATGAACGTTGACCGTGTTGCTGCGTCAACTGGTCGCTTCATCGGCGGCTCGTCTTCCATCTCAGGCGAGAACGTAGACGACACAGGACTTATTTACCCATTTGTCTACAAGGGCTTCGATAAGGTTGCTTTCAAAACCATAAAGCGAAGAAACTTCGTCCACGACTATTCAAACGGAGATGTGATAACAGGAAGTTATCAAATGTCTGCGTCCATCGTCCGCTCCTTCTACGACTCAGGAGACGGCTTCTTTGGCTCCAACCTAACAGGAAGCGCCATAAAGAACTCCCTTGACTATGCTGCCCGTTTGGGCCAACATTACATCTTCGCCTCTGGTGCTACGGAAGTCGTCAACCTTATTGACATTCCTTCTATTTTCTATGGATCTGAAATCAAAAAGGGCTCTGTTGTCCTTGACCTCTACATCACCGGCACACTTGCGGCAAGGCTAACGGACAAGTTCTACAATGGAGCCCTCGTCCAAGAGTCAGGCACCTACGCCTCAGCAAACGACGGCCAGATCGCAGGCGTCGTCCTCTACAACGAGGGTCTTATTCTTCTAACTGGATCCTGGGCTTTGGATGCCACGCTTGAATTAGAAGACAGAAACTACTTGGGAACAGACATAGTGTCTGACATCTCTTGGAAACATTTTGCTCTTGGTGCAAACTCTTTTTACAGCGCGTCTGTTTCCAACTCTTCTGCCTCTTATTCACTCAACTTCGCAGGAACAAACAAGATCCCAACGGTCACGATGTTGGCAAATGCTAACCGAGGCGAACTAAATTTCACAAACAACCCGACCTACATTGAATACGGCCAGATCCCCTACCACCCAACCACAGGCTCCAACTTCTACAAAGAGCAGCCGCTAACCATCAAAAACATCCACTCCTCCTCTTACACAGATCCAACTGGCTCTCTCAAAAAAACAACATACATCACCAAGATCGGCATTTATGACGAAGACAAGAAGCTCATTGGCATCGCCTCTGTTGCAAAGCCAGTGAAGAAACTTGAAGACCGAGACTTGACATTTAAACTAAAACTTGATATGTGATAGTATGCTTTTAGGTTTAGACATTTCAACAAGCATCACGGGCTACACTTTATTAAACGAAGACAAGATAGTCCTAAATGGTGCTTGGGACACAAGAAAGTTTAATGACTTTTTTGACAAAGCAAGATTCGTGCAAGAGGGTTTAGATGAGATTTTTAAGAAATATGGAAGCGAGATTGAATCAGTATATATTGAACAGTCGCTACAATCGTTCCGTTCAGGTTTCTCTTCTGCGAAAACAATTTCAACTCTTGCTCGTTTTAACGGCATCGTGTCTTGGCTTGTTTTTGATCAACTACAGATTAAGCCAGAATACATCGCGGCTACGTCTGCCAGGAAACTTTGTGGGATTAAAATACCCAAGGGCGAAAAGGCTAAACCAGTCGTCCTAAAATTTCTCCTTGACTCCGAGCCCCAGTTCAGCATAGAATACACTAGGCAGGGCAACCCAAAGCCAGAGTCCTACGACCGAGCGGACTCACTTGTTGTTGCCAAAGCGGGGGTTATATGCGAGAGGAAAAAGAGAAAATCATAAAGTCGGTTCTTGGCCGGAACTATTCATCCGGTAAAGAACTGCTTTTTCATTGCCCTTTCTGCAACCACCACAAGAAAAAGCTGTCCGTCAATGTCGACAAGGGTGTGTTCAAGTGTTGGATTTGTGACAAGTCCGGCTCCAGTCTTGGCTACCTTATTAATAAGTTTGGTTCAAGCAAGGACCGCGAGCATTGGAAGAAGTTTGAAACGTCTGTTGATGTATCTTCTTATGAAGACCTCTTCTCGCCCCCTGACGAGCCCGTGGAGCAACGCATCGACTTGCCCAAGGAGTTCGTCTCCCTAACAGGCAAGACGACCCACAAGGGCCATTTCCCCGCCCTACGCTACCTTAAAGAACGAGGCATCACCCGCGACGACATTATGCGGTGGAAGATCGGCTATTGCGCCGATGGCGAGTTTGCTGGAAGGATCATCATCCCATCTTTCAATAAGGACGGGTGGGTTGATTATTATGTTGCTCGCTCTTGGGGTTTTGAGTGGCCACGCTACAAGAACCCTCCCATCAGCCGAGACATTATTTTCAACGAACTTTACCTAAATTGGGACGAAGAAGTAGTTATTGTAGAAGGCGTTTTTGACGCAATAAAGGCTGGTAATGCTATTCCTCTACTTGGATCCACGCTTCGTGAGGGTTCTGTTATTTTTGAGGCCCTTGTTAAGAATAATGCAAGGGTTCTATTGGCTCTTGACGCTGACGCCCAAAGGAAAAGCCAATCGATCGCTCGCATCCTTTCTTTTTACGGAATAGAAACTTATGCTATTGATACGACTGGCTTTGAAGATGTTGGAGCGATGCCTAAAGACGAGTTCAAGGTTCGCAAGGAAAACGCTTCTTTTAATGGAAAAGACAACTATTTATTGGAGAAACTGCTTTCGATCTAAGGGAAGCGCAAAGGAGAAAGATTTATGAAGATCACAAAGTCAGAACTCAGAAAGATCATCAAGGAAGAGTTGGCAAACACACTTTCTGAAGTGGGCACCATTGAGCCTTATGTCGGCCCGCAACCGAAAAATAAGAGAAACTATGCAAAACTTCTAATGCGCATTGCTCCACTTGAGGGCTTGGGCGATCAGATCAGAAAGAAGCTTGGTTTTAACCAGAAAGAATATGAAAACTGCGCAGATCCGCGATACAAAACAAGATTCGTAGAAGGCGAACAGTGGGAATCCACCAAGGCAAAGGTTGGTCTTGCGCTTAGGCGTCTTCCTACTGCGGCCAAGCAGAGCATCATGTATGACGAGATCATGGGTCGTCTTGCCCAAGACAAGCTAGATCGTTGTGAAATCTATGATTTTACATCTGCTTTTGACGAACTATATGTTGAGTTAGAGGGCTTGGCAAAGGATGGAGATCTATGAAGATCACGAAGGCGCAACTTAGAAATTTTATCAAGGAAGAGTTAGCCTCCAATCTGTCAGAAGCCGATGTCCTTGACTTCCCAGGAGACAGGGTAAGTCCTGGTGCTTCCGGTGAAGGCGAAGGCGAGGTTGTCCCTCTTAAAAAGGACGAACCAGCCGGTCTTACTCTTACGGATAAAGAAATGGCAATAGGCGTCTATGGCATGGTTCTTGGCTTCCTTATTGGAACAAAGGCTCGTCGCGATGTTGATATTGAGGAGATCCAGGGTGGGAACCCAGAACTTTTCCAGGCGCTTATAAATGCCGTTGCGGCAGATCAGATCGCATTTGCACAAGACTGGATGAACATGCCCGAGGGCGAATTTAGAGCGAAGCATTTACCAGGCTTCTAAAGGAATAGAACTATGAAGATTACAAAGACACAACTCCGTCAGATCATCAAGGAAGAGCTTGACGCCACTATGGAAGAAGGAATGTTCGGAGATTTGGGTGCTAAAATCTCAGCCGGAATCAAAGAAATTCTTATGTTCCCTACTAATCTAGTAGCTGCTGGCATGTTGGTTTACCTTGACACTGTGGCACCAAGAAACGACATTGACATAAAAGAACTAGCAAATGATAACGCAGCGATGGACGCATTCCTTAAGAATCTCACTTCAGGTAATGGGAAAGCATTCGGCAGCCAGCTTGCAAAAGATTGGACAAACTCAAGAATGAGCAAAGATGAGATTATGTCTAAGTATTTCTCATCTAGTGAAGCTTGATCTCAACTGATCTAACAGACTAGTAAGGAAACAAGACTATGAAATTTACAAAGACACAACTCCGTCAGATCATCAAGGAAGAGTTAGAAACTCTACAAGAAGACGGACACGAAGATGTTTCTTCGGCAGTCAGAAAACTAAAGACCTCTATTGAGGACGCCACAGAGATCCTACAAGGTCTTCAAGCCCACCAGGGCGATCTTCCTTCTTGGTGGATGAGCAAGGTAACACTTGCTTCTGACTACCTAAACAAGTGCCGTGATTATTTTCTTGTTTCCGGCGAAGTGATGGAAGAAGAAGTCGTTGATGAAAAGATAGAAAAGGCTGACGGAGGTTATTTCGTGACCTCCAAGTCAGGGAAGCGTCTTTCAAAGAAGCCGCACGAAACAAAGAAAGCCGCCCTCGCTCAGTTGGGCGCTGTTGAAGCCAGCAAGGCAAGGAGAGGCAAATGAAAATAACAAAGACTAGACTAAAAGAGATCATCAAGGAAGAACTTGATATGATGAGCGAGGGCAGCGAAGTTGATGCGATCCTTGCTATGCTCGATCCAGAGACGCTTAGCGCCATTAAGATCGTCGCCCAGGCAGCAGGAAAGATGGCTCCTGGCGCTGCTGGTGTCGCTGCAACCACTTTTGCTGTGGATCAACTAAGGCAAGCGGTAAGCAAGATCAAGGGTGGCAAGCCCGAGGGTGAAGAAAACGCTTGACAAGCCCAGCCCCTTGTGCTACATTATAATAGTCTGAGGGGTTAGACTTTTGAAAATCGCGCATATCGCGGACAATAATAGGGCACATAGCGGACACAAAACTATTTACTATAGTAAGGAGTGTTTGCTATGGCTTTAATTTATATGGTTCTCTTTCCAAACGGCAAGAAGTATATTGGAAAGACTGAACGCGAGTTATCCGATCGCATGAAAGAACATAAACACCATTCCAAGAATTCAAATCGGCCCCTTTATAACGCAATAAGAAAATATGGTTGGGACAATTTGGAATGGATAGTGCTTGACAAGGACGACAATTTTGATTACATTAACAGTAGAGAAAGGGCTCTAATAGACGAGCACGGCTGCCTTAAGCGAGAAAATGGGTACAACTTGCGAGAAGGTGGAGACGGAGGTCGCCACGCCCAAGACACAAAAGATAAAATTTCTATTTCTAATGCTGGTGAGAAGAATGGTATGTTTGGCCGAAAAGCGTGGAATAGTGGAAAGAATTTATCTAAACAACACATAGAGAGACTGCGTGAAGCACACAAGGGGCAAATACCTTGGAACAAGGGAAAGAAGTTGCCACCAAAAGGCCCGCGAAACGAAGAAACAAAGAACAAAATAAGTAAAGCGAATAGTGGGGAGAATAACGGACAAGCAAAATTGACTTGTGAAAAAGTAATAGAGATAAGAGAAGCATATTCTAATGGCGGTTTAACTCAACGCCAATTGGCAGAAAAATATAGAGTATCTCAATCCGTAATAAACGGCATAGTAAATAATAAAACCTGGAGGAACTGTGGGGATTAGAGTTGCGCACCTGGCTGACACACATATACGGAATTACAAGTATCACAAAGAGTACCGAGTCATTTTTGACCAGATCTTTGACCGCTTACGAGAAGAGCAGGTCGATCTGATCGTCCATTGCGGAGACTTGGCTCACACAAAGACACAGTTGTCGCCAGAGTATTTTGACCTTGCGACACACTTCCTTAAGAACCTTGCCGACATTGCCCCAACCTACATCATTTTGGGCAACCACGACGGCAACCTTAAGAACGAACACCGACAGGACGCCATCACACCAATCGCAAATGCGTTGGCACACAACAACCTTCACCTTCTAAAGAACGCAGGCGAGGTTGTTGTTGGTGATGTTGCCCTAAATGTTCTTTCTGTCTTTGACGAAGACAACTGGGTGAAGCCATCCGATCCTTCCCGCATCAACATTGCCCTTTACCACGGCTCTGTTTCGGGTGTGAAGACGGACACGGGCTGGGTGATGGATCATGGCGACCATCCCATCAGCATCTTTGAGGGGCACGACTTTGTTCTTCTTGGCGACATTCATAAAACAAACCAGATCCTTGACGATGAGGGTCGGGTACGTTATTGCGGAAGCACGATCCAACAAGGGTTTGGTGAGACAAACGACAAGGGCTTCTTGCTTTGGAACATCCAGGGCAAAGATGACTTTACTTGCGAACACATCGCAATCGCAAACCCCAAGCCATTCATCACGATCATTCTAACCCCCACCGGTCGGATGCCAAAGGGCTTGAAAGTGCCAAGTGGTGCGCGTTTGCGTCTTGTTTCCAATAACAACTTGTCTCTTGAGACGATGCGAAAGGCTATTGAGGTCGCAAAGCATCGTTTCAAGCCCGATACCATTACCTTCCTCAACCGCGCAGCAGGGGAACGCGGGAATGTTGAGGAACTAACGGAAGGTCTTCAGCAAGATGACATGCGAGATCCAGCCATCCAAGAGGAGTTGATCCGCGAATATCTTACTGACTACCAAGTTGATGAAGAAATAATGAAGAGAGTTCTTGACCTCAACTCTACTCTTACAAAGAAGGCAGAGGAAGACGAGGAGATCTCAAGAAACATCAAGTGGCGAATCAACGAACTTGCTTGGTCAAACCTTTTCAACTACGGGGAAGACAACAGGATTGACTTTTCTCGCCTCAACGGCACCGTTGGCATCTTCGGCAAGAACTATTCAGGCAAGTCCTCCGTTATTGACACCTTGCTCTACACGCTCTACAACACCACATCAAAGAACGAGCGGAGAAATGTTAACATCATCAACCAGAATAAGACCGAGGGTGTAGGCGAGGTTTCCATTTCTATTGGCGACGACACCTATTATGTCCGTCGCGTCTCTACAAAGTACACAAAGCGTCTCAAGGGCGTGGAAACACTTGAGGCAAAGACCGATCTTGACTTTTACAAGATCGACGCAGATGGCGAAAGGATAAGTTTGAATGGACTCACAAGAATCGACACGGACAAAAACATCAGAAAAGTCTTCGGAACCATTGATGACTTTCTTCTTACTAGTTTGTCTAGCCAGTTGGACAGTCTTTCCTTTATTCGGGAGGGCAGCACAAAGAGGAAAGAGATCCTTGCGAAGTTCTTGGACTTGGAGATCTTTGAAAAGAAGTTCCGCTTGGCTAAGGAAGAAGCGGCAGACATGAAGGGCGCTCTTCGTCGCCTGGAAGGCAGGGAATACGACACCGAGTTGGAGGAGGCAAAGAAAGAACTGCGCCTCTCAGAAGCTAACTTGGAAGCCCAGACCCGCACTTGCCAGGAGATCGAAGGCATCATCGCTGACCTCCATAAGCAGAAGGGCGAGGTTGATGGAAAAATAGATTCCATCCCAGCAGAAATGATCGACATTGCCCAGGTCAAGGTGGACATTCGTCAAAAGCGAGTTGCCCTTACAACTGCACAAAAGAACCTTGAAGGCGACAAAAAGACCCTGAAAGATAAGAAGGCTTTGCTCGCAAAGATTACCGAGTTCGTTGAAAACTACGACATTGACGATCTAAAAAACAAAAAGACAGAAGCAAACAAGATCACTTTGACCCTCAACGGTCTCCAAAAAGACCTAACGATCCTTGAAGAAAAGGTTTCTTCCCTAAGCGACCCTGGTTTCCTCCGTGGCTGCAAGTGTCTCCACGAGGCAGAGAAGGCACAAGAGCAGAAGCCTAATGTAGAGGAAAAGATCAGCATCTTCACAACCGAACTGGAAGGTCTAAACCTCCCAGAAACAACCAAGAAGATCGACCAGCACGCCGCCCTTCTAACAAAGAAGAGCAACACCTCACAGGAAATAACAAAGACCGAACTTTCTATTGCTCGCAATCAAAACCTCATAAACCGCCTCGCCAACGAACTAACGGCTCTTATGGCAAAGGAGACGGCTTATGAAGAGAACAGGGAGGCCATTGAAAACTTGGAAGCCCTTATTGTAGAGCAAAAGACCATCGGATCGCTTATTTCCGGTAGGACAAGGGAACTAAACGGCTGCAAGACAAAGATCAATAACCTCAACCGTCAGGTCGGTTCTTTGGAGCAAAAGGTAGAAAACATCAAAGAGCAAAAGCAGGAGTTTATTGACCTCCGCGAGCAGTTCTCGGCTTATGACCTTTACATGCGTTGCATGCACCCAAACGGCATTGCTTACGATGTCATCAAAAAGAAGTTGCCCGTCATCAACCAAGAGATCGCAAAGGTCTTGGCGAACCTAACAAACTTTGAGGTTTTGTTTGAGGAGGACGGAAACAAGTTGGAGATCCTCATTAAGCATCCAGCCCACGAGCCACGCCCGCTTTCTATGGCATCAGGCGCGGAAAAGACGATGGCCGCTATGGCTATTCGCCTTGCTTTTCTCTCCGTTTCCAACCTTCCAACCAGCGACATTATGGTTTTGGACGAGCCAGGAACAGCACTGGACGAAGATCATCTTCAGTCCTTTACCCAACTATTAGACATGATCAAAGGCTATTTTAAGACTATTCTTCTCATTTCTCACCTTGATTCTCTCAAGGACATAGCAGACATGACCCTTGACATAACCAGAAAAAACGATTACGCTTTCATAAACCAATAACTATTTATTGTGAGAAGGAGACCTTTCCTATGAAGATCACAAAGACACAGTTGAGAAAACTCATCAAGGAAGAACTCACAAACGAAATGAGACAAGCCGCGACAGGCACAGAAGATGAAGTCAGAGCCGAGATCGATGAGATCCTTACTGATGCCGGCATGACACCAATGGATGCTCTTGTCGTTCTCGCGCAGCAAGGCGTCATTGACATTGTGCTTGACCTTGGCATGTTTCTAAAAGAATAGGAGGTAAAATGAGCATGGCTATTAAAGGAGCAATAGACAAAGGTCTAGAAAAGGTCGTTTCACGCAAGTTGCTTGTGTGGGGCGTAGCAACCGGTCTCGCGGCTGGCGGCTTCCTTACAAGTGGAGACTGGGTTATGATCTCGGCACTTTACATCGGTGGTCAGTCAGTTATTGACGCCGTTGTTAAGATGAAGGGTGCCTGATGATCCTAGACTTCGTTAAGAATCATTGGAAGGAGATAGCGCTTGCTATTCTCCTTTTCGTCGTTTCCTTCTTTTGGTGGCAAGATCATAGAGGTCTTGTCAGGGCCTATGAAGCATCCACCAAAAGTCTAGAAGACAGGATCGACGGCCTAAAAGAAAGTTATGAAGCAGAGGCTCTCAAAAAAGAAGAAGTGTTAGCTGATTACAAAAAGCAACTTTTTATTTTAGAGTCTGAACGGATGGACTTTATTGAGGAACTAGAAAATAAGAAAACAGAAAGAAAGGTTGAGTTGGTTAAGATGCGCAGAAACGACCCAGAAGGCTTCATCTTAAAGATCGAAACTCAGTTTGGGTTTGAGCATGTGGAGTAGGCTTCTATTCCTTTTCGCCCTTCTTTACCCATCAGTCGCTCACGCTGCCGATGGAAAGTTTTCACTTGTCCCAAAGAACGGGGTTGTCAAGTTTGACGCCACCTGCTTTGACGATGAAGCGATGGCAAAGATCCTGACTTTCAGCGAGTTTATTGCCGTTGAACTAAATGCTGCTTGCTCTTTTGAAAAGGACAAGATGCTCTTGGACCATCGTTTGGAGGTTGAGAACTTACAAATAGAAAAAGAAGGTCTAAAAGAGCGTTATGCAATAGAGATCAACACGAGGGATGAAGAAATAGAAACCCTCAGGGACATAATCAAAAAGAATAAGAAACTAAACATCCCGGTCGTCATCGCCACAAGCGTTGCGATCGGTTTTGGTGTTGGTTTCGGCACTTACCACTTAGCGAGTAGATGATGGGAAAGAAACTTGATCTAAATGACATAGCAAGGTTTGAGAACGCTATTGCGAAGAAATATGGGAAAGAGGCCATCGAAAACCCAAGGAAGTATTGGAATGACGAAAAAGAAGAGTCTTACAAAAAGCAGATTAAAGAGATGGCGGAAAAAGAGTATGCGTCCGAAGAAAAGGATGAGAAAGTAGAGCAAGACGGCTTTTTAGTCTCCAAAAAACTACTTAATAGAGAAACTACTAAAAGGGTTTGTCCTGTTTGTAAAACATATTCCTTTAAAATAAGAGACGATGTTTTTATGAACAAATTTGATTGCTGCTATAATTGCTATATAAAATGGATAGAAGGCGGGCGAGAAGAGCGTTGGCTCTCAGGCTGGCGGCCAAACCAAACTTGAGGAGATACTAAATGGCGACAACTTACGAAATAGTCAAAGGCATTTCACAGGCAATGACCCGTGCTTATGATGGTGCCCACGACGAAAATGGAGAGCCGGTAAAGATCGGACTCAAGCGAGAGGAAGGCAACCCGCTTATTGACAAGCGTGTTATGGACGGCTTCGGCGTCAAGTTCCACGGCGATCGTCTAATGATCACCTACCACACAGAGATCAAGTTAAAGGACATCTACGGCTCTGACATCGAGGGCGAAATTGACCAGATGATCACAGACATCGCTTCTTTCTTAAAGAAGGAATACAAGAAGATCACAGGTGAAACCCTAAGCCTCACGCCTGACGGAGAGGTCAAAGTTCTAGCCCAAAACACTTCCCGTGTCCGTTCCTTCGTCACAGCCGACAAGATGTTCAAGATCGGCGGCATTGACGCCGAGGAAGTCAACTCCCCTTCCAGCGACAGGCTAGAAGACAACTTCCGCAAGTTCCTAGCCCAAGGTGGCGAAGGTAGGGCTCCAAACGACAAGCGTAAGGACTGATGCCTCGCTTATCCAAAAAGGAGACAATGAGGGAGATTGTCAAGTGTGGCAAGGATCCCTCTTATTTTATTAACAACTACGCTCGCATTTCCCACCCTTTAAAGGGTCTTATTCCTTTTAAGACTTACCCTTTCCAGGACGATCTGCTTGTTGATTTCAACGACTATCGCTTCACAGTTATTCTAAAAGCCAGACAGTTAGGCATTTCCACCGTTACGGCAGCCTACATTGTCTGGCTTATGTTGTTTCACAGAGACAAAAATGTCTTGGTCATTGCGACAAAGTTCGCAACCGCAGCCAACCTTGTAAAGAAGGTAAAGAACATTATGCAAAATGTTCCTCCTTGGCTTCGCATCGCACAGATCAAGATCGACAACCGAACATCTTTCGTTCTAACAAACGGCTCCGAGGTAAAGGCTGCATCGACCTCTGGGGACGCCGGTCGTTCCGAGGCACTCTCACTCCTAGTTATTGACGAGGCCGCACACGTCGAGGGCCTAGAAGAACTCTGGACCGGTCTTTATCCTACCCTATCTACTGGTGGTCGCTGCATCGCCCTCTCCACCCCGAACGGTGTTGGAAACTGGTTCCACAAAACCTACATCGAGGCAGAGCAAAATGTAAATGACTTCCACCCGGTAAACCTTCCTTGGGATGTTCACCCAGATCGAGATCAAGAGTGGTTTGAAAAAGAGACAAGAAATATGTCTCGCAGACAGATCGCCCAGGAGTTAGAATGCAACTTCAACGCTTCTGGTGAAACAGTCATCCACCCAGAAGATCTTGAAAGAATCGTTTCCGAGGTCTCAGAGCCTAAATACAGAACTGGCTTTGACAGAAACTTCTGGTTATGGGAACAGTATGTTCCACAGGCAACCTATCTAATGGTCGCTGATGTTGCTCGTGGCGACGGTGCAGATTTTTCTGTTTTTCACATCATCAAGTTAGAAACTATGGAGGTCATAGGTGAATATCAAGGAAAACCAAACTTGGAAGAGTATGCTACCATACTTGATAGCACAGGCAGAGAATTTGGCAATTGCCTTCTGGTGGTGGAAAATAACAGTTTAGGCATTTCTATACTTGAAAAGTTGCAGCAAAGAGGTTATCCTAACTTATACTATTCAATAAAGGGCACACACGAGTTTATTGATCCGGTTAGAGCGGAGTCCGTAAACAATTCAGTTCCAGGTTTTACCACCTCTTCAAAGACAAGACCTCTCATAGTTGCGAAAATGGAAGAGTTCATTAGAAACAAACTAATTACTACATACTCAACACGACTAGCAAACGAATTCAAAACTTTTATTTGGAACAACAACCGAGCAGAGGCAATGCGTTCTTACCACGACGACCTTGTTATGGCTCTTGCGATCGGTTGTTGGGTGAGGGACACGGCGCTTACAGTTAGCAAGAAAGACCTAGAATACAAGAGAGCAATGGTTTCCTCAATGAGACTAAACTCTACGAGGCTCCACACAAGCATACCAGGGATGACTGGTCATCAGCAAGGCGTTTGGAGCGACAATGCGAAGAAAGAAATGCAACAACAAAAAGACTTTATTTGGCTTATCAAGGGATAAAATAAATGGCTAGAAGAAACAGAAGAACAAATCGCACTAATAGCGCAAACACAAGAAACCCACAGTCTGATCTATTCAAGGCATTAACCAGGGTTTTCTCTGGTCCTCTCGTCAACCGCAGGACGCAGACAGGCCGCCGTCTTCGTAGATATCAGCTAGACAAGTATCAAAGCCGCTTCCGTTCCGCCAGTGGTCAGGAGTTCAAGACCGCAAAGTCAGCCAACAACTACAACCTCCAACTAGGCATTATGAACGCCCACAACCGCGTTGAGCGCTATGTGGACTTTGACCAGATGGAGTACACACCAGAGATCGCCTCTGCCCTTGATATCTACGCTGATGAAATGACAACCCATTCCTCCCTCCAACCGATGCTCAACATCCGTTGTTCCAACGAGGAGATCAAGGCGGTCCTTGACTCACTTTACCACAATATCCTAAATGTAGAACACAACCTATTTGGCTGGTGTCGCTCAATGTGCAAGTATGGCGATTACTTCATGTACCTTGACATTGATGAAAAGTTTGGCATCAAGTCAGTTATTGGCATGCCTTCTAACGAGGTTGAGCGCCTAGAAGGCGAAGACGACACAAACCCCAACTATGTCCAGTACCAGTGGAACACAGCCGGCCTAACGCTTGAAAACTGGCAGGTCGCCCACTTCCGCATCCTTGGAAACGACAAGTACGCTCCCTATGGCACATCCATCCTTGAGCCTGCCCGTCGCATCTTCCGTCAACTTGTTCTAATGGAAGACGCTATGATGGCTTACCGCATCGTCCGCTCACCGGAGCGTCGTGTTGTTAAGGTTGATGTTGGACAGATTCCGCCAAACGAGGTGGAACAATACATGCAAAAGGTCATCTCTTCTATGAAGAGGAACACCATTGTTGACGAAAGCACCGGTCGCGTTGATCTTCGCTACAACCCTCTTTCTGTTGAAGAAGACTACTACATCCCCGTCCGAGGTGAAAGCAAGACAGACATTGCTTCCCTTCCAGGCGGAACTTTCACGGGCGACATCGACGATGTTAAGTATCTCCGCGACAAGTTGTTCTCTGCCCTCAAGATCCCAGCGTCCTACCTAACCAATGCTGAAGGCGCTGACGAAGACAAAACAACACTTGCCCAGAAGGACATTCGTTTCGCAAGAACCATCCAGCGTCTTCAACGTCCAGTTGTTTCAGAATTAGAAAAGATGGGCATTGTTCACCTTTACACATTGGGCTACCGAGGCGACGATCTTTTAAGTTTCTCCCTCGCTCTCAACAACCCATCCAAGATCTCGGAACTACAAGAGTTAGAACACTGGGACAAGAAGTTCTCCGTCGCAGGTGCGGCCACAGAAGGTTTCTTCTCCCGTCGTTGGGTTGCCGAGAAACTATTCAACATGTCCCACGACGAGTTCCTTCGTTGTCAGCGCGAGATCTTCTATGACCGCAAGTTTGATGCACAACTCGCAGCAGTCGCCGAGCAGGTCCAAGAAGAGACAGCAGCGGCCTTCGGTGGCGGTGAAGACCTTGGCGGTGGCGAGGATCTAGGTGGCGGCGAACTTGGTGGAGAAGAGCTAGGCGGCGAAGAGCTTGGAGGCGAAGAACTAGGCGGTGGTGAAGAACTCGGTGGAGGCGAAGAAGCCGGCGGTGAAGAAGATGTTCTTCTCGCAGCACCAGGCCGCAGAGAAGACAATCCGTCCTCCGTAAACAAGGGTAAAGCTTACTACCCGGTGAAGAAGAACAGGGACCGCAGAGGCCAGGGAGCAAGGGAAAGAAGCTACAACTCCGTTGCCGGAACCAACTACGCAACTGACGCCCGCTACAAGATGCCTGGAATGAAGGGCCATGGTGGTCTTGGTGAGATTTCAAAGGGCATGTTTGAGGGTAAGGAAACTATTTACAATGATCCTTTCTTAAACGAGGAAAGTATGATACACTTGACTAAGTGGGAACTCGACTCTTTAATCGAACACATGGAGAAGACAAAGAATGAAGTTGAAGCATAACAAAAAGAGAAACACCGCTTTTCTTTATGAAGCCTTGGTCAAGGAACTAACTAAGTCTATTGTTCACGGGAACAAAGAACTTAAAGAAGAACTTATGTCTACTATGAAGCAGTATTTCTCCCCAGGTAAGCCGCTTCGTAATGAACTTGATCTCATCAAGGCTCTTTCGGAAACAAAGCACCTTGACCTCTTCACAGCCGAACGCCTTCTAAACGAGACAAAGGCAGAATATTCAAAGTTGAACAAGAAACAGATCTTTAACGAGCAGTCCGCTATGATCAACCGTATCAACAAGGTTCTTGGCACTGATGTCTTTTCTAACTTTGTTCCAAACTACAAGCACCTCGCTACCATCCACCAGATCTTCTCCGAGAAGGTTCCTGTTAAGAGCCGCGTTCTACTTGAAAGAACCATCATCGGTTCACTAACCTCCAAACCAAGAAACGCTGCGGTAAAGACAGAAATGCCACATATGGACAAGTTAGTTTACAAAAAGGTTATTGAGAACTTTAACACAAAGTATGACGGCGAACTCCTAACCGAGCAGAAGAACCTAATAAACAAGTTTATTGTTTGCACAGGCGACAGAGCAACCGAGTTCAAGGTTTACCTAAACGAAGAGATCGGTCGCCTCAAAGAAGAGGTGTCCGAGGCAAGAAATAAAGAGATCTTCCAAAACGACAACGAACTCTCTGAAAAGATGAACCTTGTGTCCGAGGCACTAAACAAGTTCCAAACAAAGAAGATCGATCAAACCCTCGTTCACAAGGTTATGCAGATCCAGCAACTTGTTAAGGAGCTTGTTGACTAATGGCCATTAAGATCACCATCGGTGGAGGAAAGAAAAAAGCCCCACCACCCCCTCCAAAGGTTGCGGAGATCAAACTTAACATTTCTAAGACGGTCAATGGTGATTACTACATCAAAGACCACTCCGACATTGACATCGTTATTATGGTAAAGAAGAACAAGGTTCTCGCTCTTTCCAAAGATCTAATGTCAGAGATGGTTTATGGAGCACAAGATCGACTATTCAGATTTCTAACAGAAAAGGGCCTCGTTGATCCAACAACAGTCCAGGGCGGTTCCGTCTATGGTTCCATGGAAGGGATGCTTTTGAAGTCCGACGAACTCAATGTCCCAAACATGACTATTCTAAACATTTCAGAGTGGATCGATTCCGAGCGTCCTTACTTTGAGTTTGTTGAAAAGTTTGAGGAAATGGAGGTTGAGCATTTTGTTGATCCTAACGAAGAGGAGTCAACAGAGTTGGGCGAGGTTCCACACGAAGAAACAAAGGGAACACTCCGTCCAGGCTACACCTACGGTCCTTACTGGCAGTCCTACACTTACTAAGGGGTTATTATGGACTTACTTTGGTTTTCGCTTGCTTGCTACGGCTTGACTTACCTTGTCGTCTATGCAAGTATTTTTAATAGAATCCGCCCAAGCAAAGACTGGCTTTGGGGTTTTGGCAAGTTATTTAACTGCACGCTCTGTATGGGTTTCCATTCCGGGTGGCTTTTGTTCAGCATAAACGCTTGGACGGAACTATTTACTTTTGACTACACCGTAGCAAACTTTTTTATTTGTGGCTGGATTGGTTCCGGCGTCTCTTATTTGCTTTCAATGGTGGTCAACGATGAAGGTCTCAGAATAACAAAAGGAGCAGACAATGCGTCGTAGAAACATTCCAGAAGTTCGCCGTTGTTGCAGCGGCTCTTAACTCGGGCGGGTTGCGCCCGCCAAATACTTAGGAAACAACCATGGGAAAAACACTTTTACGAGAATATTACGCCCTCTGTGATGGAGGCATTTGCCAAGACTTCTTAACCGAAGCAGAAAAGAAACTTGTTGCTGATGGCAAGAAGTTCTACATGACCGGTTGTATGCAGAAGTACGACACGCCAAACGGCAACGGTCGTGTTTATTCCAAGAGAGTTCTCCAGCGTGAGATCGAAAACTATTGGAAACTCGTAAAAGAGCGTCGTGCCCTTGGGGAACTCGACCACCCAGACGACTCCGTTATCAAC